CAGGACATGGCCGCCGCGCTGCTGGTCTTCATCTGCTTCCTCTTGCTCCTTCTGGTGTGGCCGTGACCAAACTCGACCGCACCAAGTCCGTCGGCGGCAGCGATGTCGCCGCCATCCTCGGCCTGTCCCCGTGGCGCACGCCGCTCGACGTGTGGAGGGAGAAGGCCCTCGGCGAGCGCGACGAACGCGACACGCCGGCCATGCGCGCCGGCGTCAAGTTCGAGGGTGCCATCGTCGCCCAGATGCTGCGGGACATGCCCGGCCTCGCCCTTGTCGAGAGCGCGCCGGCCCCGACCGTCGTGGGCTACCGCCACGCCTCGCCCGACGCAATCGCGCAGAGCGCCGACGGCTGGCGTCTCCTCGTCGAGGCCAAGACCACCAAGGAGCCGTGGGCCGACGGCGTGCCGCTGTACTACCGCGCGCAGGTGCAGTGGTACCTCGACCTGCTGCAGCTCGACGACGCCCTCGTGCCGGTGCTGACGTGGCCCTACGACATGCGCGACCTGCTCGGCCTGTCGGTCGAGGAAGTCGTCGCCAAGGTGGGCGTCACGACGCACACCGTGACGCACGACCCTGCGGCGTGCGCCGAGATCCGCCGCGCCGTCGCCGAGTTCTGGGAGATCAACGTGCAGGGCAACCGCCCGCCGGCCCCGCGCTCGCTGGCCGACGCGAAGCGCCTGGTGCACGCCGTCGCCGGGAAGTCGATCGACGCCGACGACGAGCTGGTGCGACTGCTTGAGGAGCGCGCGCAGCTCAAGGACGCCGCGACCGAGATCGACGAGCGCGCCGAGGCGAACGAGCTGGCCATCCGCGCGAAGCTCGGCGACGCCGAGACGGCAATCGGATTCTTGAGCGGGAAACCGCTGGTGACTGCTAAGGTCGTGAGCCGCGCCGGCTACACGACGAACGTGAAGCCGACTAGCTACCGTTCCCTCACGGTGGCCAAGAACTGGAGAGACCTGTGACCATGGAGACTGGAGACATGACAACGAACGACACGATGCACGTGGTCGCGCGCCAACCGCGCGCGAGCCACTTCCCCTCGCTCACGATCGCGGACGCCACGACCTTCGCCACTGCGGTGGCCAAGGCAGACGGCATGATCCCGCGCGCGTACTTGAACAACCCCGGCAAGATCCTGGCGTGCGTGCTCGCCGGCCAGGAGCTGGGCGTCGGCCCGATGGCCTCGCTGCGCGCCTTCCACATCGTGGAAGGCAAGCCGGTGGCCAGCTATGACTTCTGGATCGCGCGCCTCCGCGCCGCCGGCTACCGCGTCGAGTGGCCGCAGCTCACCAGCGAGGCCGTCACGCTGCGCTTGACCAGCCCGAACGGCGAGACGCACACCGAGACCTGGGACAAGGCCCGCGCGCAATCCGCCGGCCTGTGGGGTGGCAAGGACCCCTGGAAGAAGTACCCGCAGACGATGTTGCAGGCGCGTTGCGTCGCCACCGCTGGCCGTGCCTTCGCCGGCGAGGTGATGTTCGGCTGCTACGAGGCCGACGAGGCGGACGCCTTGCGCGGTGACCCGGCGCCCGTCGCCTCGACGCCGCCCGCCGAAGCCCGCGTCGCCGCCGTGCTCGCCGCGCCGGCAGTCGACCCCGACAGCGTGCCGGCCCGCGCCCGCGCCATCGCCGACCGATGCAAGGCCGCCGGCCTGACCCGCGACGACCTGTTCGCCGTCATGCGCGAAAACGACATCGACGCGCAGCGCCTCACCGAGTGCACCGTCGAGCAGCTCGTCATCATCGGCAAGGCGATCGAGGCGCACCTCAAGTTCACGACGCCGCCCGAGACGCCGGCGACGACGCCGCCGTCGAGCGTCTACCCGACCGACGATCAGGGCCGCTCGCGCTACGCCGGAGACTGACACATGGGCCGCCCGCCAGGAACCCGCAGCAACTACTGCCGCCGAGGCCACCGGGTCGCCGATCCCACGATCGGCATCTGGCTGCCAGGCGGCGGCGGCCGCTACTGCAAGCTGTGCAAGGAGATGCAGAACAAGCGCGCCCGCGAGGAGCGCACGCACTGCGGGCGCGGGCACGACCTGACGTTGCCCGGCGCAGTCAAGGTCACCAACTACCAGGGGCACCGGCGCAACAACTGCGTTGAGTGCCTGCGGATCAAGCGCGAGCGGCGCGCCGTCGAGAAGAGCGACACCAAGCCGTGCGAGGTGTGCAAGAAGGTGTTTACGGGCCGCAAGGGCCGGCGCACGTGCTCCGACAAGTGCCGGCACAAGATGCTGCGCGAGATCCACCTAGCCAACCCGCACGCGCCACGCGCGCCGTACAACGAGTCCGCGCACGCGGCGAACCTGCTTGAGCTGTACGAGGAACTCGACCGCGAGACGCGGGCCTGGATGCGACCGGCCATCGAGGCCCGCATCCGTGAAGCGATGCAAGGACGCTGACCGAACAACCGCCGCGCCGTGGCCGAGCGAGTCGGGCAACGAGGCCAATCAACGCAAGGAGACCGACCGTGACCAACCAAAACAAGACGTTCCTCAAGCCCTCACACCTGACTTTCGAGCTGTCGCAGTTCCCCAACGACGAGATCGACCGCATCCTCGAACGCAGCAACAACTGGCGCCAGCAGATGGACGGTCCGACCATGAAGTACGCGAACGCCATGCGCGTCGGGAAGTGGGATTCAGGCAACGGCGAGTGCTTGGCTTTCGACGGCAAGGGCCGTTGCGTCAACGGCCAACACCGACTGGCCGCAGCCCGCATCGTCCAAGAGGAAACGGGCCGGCTGTTGTGGTTCTGGGTGGCTCGCAACGTCTCGGAGGTCGCAGTCGAAAGCATGGACCAGGGCCGCAACCGCAAGGTTGTCGAGTTCCTGCAACATGAGGGCATTGCCAATGCCAAGGAGATCGCGTCGATCGCATCGGCTGCGGCGCGGCGTGTCGCGCTACGCGAGGACGCGAACCTGTACTGCGTAGTCGGTCATGCGCAAAAGGACGTGACCAACGGCCAAGTGCTCGACATCTACCGAGGCAACAGCAAGTCCATGCAATATTGGGCTGGCATCGGCACGAAGATGCGAACTAGCGGCTACCCGAGGGCGCTTTTGCTGTGCGCATTGCTGTACCAGCTGCACAAGCTGTACCCAAAGCAGGCGGTGGAGTTTGCGCAGAAGCTCATGGATGGTTCAGGGCTGGCCCGTCGTGATCCGATCTTCGTGCTGCGCGAGCTGCTGCATGCCGAGAAGATGGCCACGCGCAAGCGCGACCGGCAGTCCCTCGCTGCCGTCTTCATCAAGGCGTGGGTGGCATGGAACGAAGGTCGGGAAGTGACGCAACTGAAGTGGATGTCGGTTGGCCCGAAGGCCGAGGCTTTCCCCGATCACCGCTTCGAGGCGGTCTAGCCGGCGCGGCACATGACCACTCAAGTAGGGCGATCCACCCCACCATGCGCGCCCTGTTCCTTGTGGTCGCCGCCGCCCTGCCGGCGCAGACCGTCACCGTGGCCAACAACACGCCGCACACCTTCCGGGGCTGGGCGCGCGCCTACCTGCCCGTGTGGTCACCAGCCGACAGCGGCTGGCACGCCGACGCCGGGATGCACTACGTGGCCTGCGTCGGCCAGGAGCCGACCAACGGGCCAGTCGACATCTGGGCCGAGCTCGGGCCGTGGCAGAGCCGCTCCATGGACCTGCAGCAGGCCGAGCCGACCGTCCGGCCCGTGCCGCACCTGGAGGACTTTGACCAGGCCTACGGCACCCTGACCATCAACGGCTTCCCATCGGTCTACGAGACGCCCGAGATCGACGGCGCGGGCATCCTGCTGCGCGGCAGCGTCCTGGTCGAGACGCGCGTCATGGTGTCCTGGGCCGCCAAGTGGTACCCGGACCAGCGCGGCACCATCGCCGTCAACACCTGGGCGCACCTCATCGGACCCGGCAGCGACACCTACCGCACCCGCGAGCACATCCACCTCCATTGGTCCGAGGGCCGCGTCTGGGTCGGCACCGGCCTCGGCCGCATCTACCCGCGCGGCACCGAGCTGCGCCGCGGCTACCCGGTCCTCACGCACGCGACCGTCGTCTGGCCTCCCCGCTGGCGCCCTGGCGAGGAGTCGACCGCCCTGGCGATCCACGCGCGAGGCGTCACCGCATCGGCGCAGTAGGTCTTAGCGGCATCAAAAGAAAAAGAAGCGGCCTCCCACGGCCCGAAGTCGCTTGCTTCTGCGGCGATACGCTCTGGCAGTGGGCAAGCGTCGCCGCAACTCGACACCGCAGCCGCCGGAGGAACCGACGCCGGAACAGCTCGCCGTGTACGCCGAGCACGAGCAATGGGTCAGCCTGCACGTCTACCGCTTCGGGCGCTGGCGAGCACGAAAGGCAGGCATCGAGGTCGACGACCTGATGCAGGCCGCCCGCATCGGCCTCTGGCGCGCCATCTTGACCTTCGACCCTAGCCTCGGCTGCAGCATGGCGACACACTGCCGGCAGCGCATCCACTGGTCGATGCACGAGGCCATCGACCGCGCCCGCTACGGGCGCCTGCGCAAGGGCCGCGACCTCGTCGACCAATCCCTGTTCACCGAGCTACTCGACCATGACCGACCCGGAAACGATCTTGACCGCGAAAGTCCGTGAGGCCCTCGTCGCCGCGTTCCCCGAGACGCTGACGACCGAGGCCACCATCGACGAGATGCTGGCCACGGTCAGCAAGTCGTTTGCCCACCTGTCCACGATCACCGCGATCGTGTTCGCCGGCTTCGCCCGCATCGACCAGGAGCTTCGGGCGCTCGGCACGACCAGCGCGCCGTACAACCCCGAGCAGCCGCCAGCGACGCCGCCGGCGCAGCAGGTCGACGACGGGGCCTAGTGGAGGCGATACCCGAGACGGAGCCGCGCGCATGGTGGACACCCCCGCCAGCGCGCAGGCACAATCCGCCCGTGATCCAGCACACCTGCCAAAGGTGCGGCTGCGCTCTGCTGATCGGCAGTGCGTGCCCCTGCACCGTCGAGCTTTGACCTTTCCGCATGGATGACACGCCCGAAAAGGGAGGGGTACCCATGCGTTCCGGCCTGCGCGGCAGCGCGAGGATGATCCGGGCATTGGCAGGCGCGCCGGCATGGATCGAGAGCCTGTCGCCGGAGATGCGGGCCGAGGTTGTCCGGCGACTGACCGACGGCCTGGCCGCCGCCGACAGTCCGCGTGAGGTGGCCAGCGTGGCAAAGGCCCTGGCCTCGCTTGAGAAGAACGACATCGACCGGACGAAGCTGTTGCTCGAGGCCGAGACGCAGGAAGGCGACGGCCTCGACGACGCCCGCCGGCTGCGCGCCGACCTCGACGAGATCGACCGCATGGAGGGCCGCCGTGCTGACTGAGCGTTGGGTGCAGCTTGACGAGCACGCCGAGCAGCTCGCGCTGATCAACAGCCGCGCGCGGTTCCGCGTCGTCGCAGCCGGTCGCCGCAGTGGCAAAACGGAACGCCTCAAACGCCGCCTTGTGCGGTGTGGCCTCGCCGGCCTGACCGGCGTGCCCAGCCCCACCTTCGTCGCGGCCGCGCCGACGCGCGACCAGGCCAAGCGCATCTTCTGGGCCGACCTCAAGGCGCTTTCGCCGCGGGAGTGGGTCGAGTCGGTAAGCGAGTCCGAGCTGACCATCCGCTACCGCAGCCGCGCGCAGCTTATGGTGGTCGGCCTCGACCGCCCGCAGCGCATCGAAGGCGTGCCTCTCGATGGCATCGGAGTCGACGAGATCGCCGAGGTGAAGCGCGAGTCGTGGGAGCAGAGCATCCGCCCGGCGCTGTCGACGCGCGGGCGCCCGCCTGGCTGGGCATGGTTCACGGGCCGGCCAAAGGGGCGCGGCCTGTTCTACGAGCTCTACAGCAGAGCCGGCACCCGCGAGGGCTGGGAGTCGTTCACGTGGACCAGCGCCACGGTCGTAGACGCTGCCGAGATCGAGCAGGCGAAGGCCGACCTCGACCCGCTCACGTTCGCGCAGGAGTATGAGGCGCAGTGGGTGACGTTCGAAGGGCTGGCCTACTACCCGTGGTCGGCGAAGGACCACCTGCGCACGCTGCAGGTCAACCCCGGAAAACCGCTGATCATCGCCCTCGACTTCAACGTCGACCCCGGAACCGCGGTCATCATGCAGGAGCAGTACCTCGACGGCGAGACGCGCACCTGCGTCGTCGGCGAGGTGCACATCCCGCGCAACAGCAACACGCCCGCCGTCTGCAGGAAGCTCGTCGCTGACTGGGGCAAGCATCCAGCCGACGTGTACCTCTACGGCGACCCCGCCGGCGGCGCGCGGCACACGAGCCAGACCGAGGGCACCGACTGGGACCTGGCGCGGCAGGTGCTGCAGCCGGCGTTCGGCGACCGCCTCAAGTGGCGCGTTGCCAAGCGTCCGCCCTACGTGCGCGACCGCCTCAACGCCGTCAACTCCCGGCTGCGTTCCTCGAGCAACGTTGTGCGGCTGCTCGTGGACCCGGCGCGCGCGCCCAACGTGGTCAAGGACTTTGAGGGCGTGGTGCTGCTCAAGGGCGGGTCGGGCGAGATCGACAAGAAGGGCAGCGAGGCCAAGGGCCTCACGCACCTAACCGACGCGATCGGCTACTACATCTCCGAGGCGCACGGCATCGCGGCCCGCGTCACCACGATCGAGGACTGACCATGGCAAACGACGTAGGCACCTGGAGCGGAACGCGGCGCGAGATGGAGGACGCCTGGGAGCTGCCGCGCGTGCTGCGCGCTGGCACCCGTGCGATGCGTGCGGCGGGCGCCCGCTTCACGCCGGCGACGAAGAAGGAGATGCGCACCCCGGGCCGGTACGCGCAGCGCCTGGCGCGCACGGTGCTGTTTCCCATCTACGACCGCACGGTTCGCAAGCTGGCGTCGCTGCCGTTCCAGAAGCCGCCCGTGACGACTGGCCAGCTTCCCGAGCCGCTCGACCGCCTGATCCAGAGTGCCGACCGTGGCGGCACCTCGCTGTCGGGCTTCGCCCAGTCGATCTACGAGGACGCCATCGACCGAGGCCTCGGCCTGTTCTTGGTCGACAACGTGCCGACGCAGGGCATGAGCCTCGTCGAGGCCGACGCCGTCGACGCCCGCCCGTACTTCCGCCGCATCGCGCCCGACAACTTCGTCGGCGCTCGAACGGAGATGCGCAACGGCGTCGAGGTCGTGACCGAGCTGCGTTTCCGGCACTGGTACTACACCTCGTCGCCCGTCGGCGGCACGGACGTGCTGTCGGACATGGTCGAGGTCTGGACGCCCGAGGTGGTCCAGAAGTGGTACCGCGCCGGCAGCGACCAGGACCCCGACCGCGAGCAGCTCGCCACCCGCGAGTTCCTGAGCGGCTACCGGCTCGGCGAGACGATCGCGCACGGATTCGGGCGCGTTCCGGTAGTGGCGATCTACACCAAGCGGATCGGCGCGCTGCATGGCGAGCCGCCGATGGAGGACCTCGCGTGGCAGAACGTCGCGCACTGGAACAGCCTGTCGATGCAGGGCGAGGCGCTGCACTACTGCCGCAGCCCCATCCTGAAGATCGCCGGCGTGTCGTCGCAGATGGCTGAGTCTAGGCCCGAGGCTGGCCCCGGCGCGACTATCACGGACACCAGCAACGAGGTCGACATCAGCTTCGTCGAGATTGCTGGCACGTCGCTGTCGGCAGGCGAGGTCGAGATCAAGCGCATCGAGGAGCGGTGCATGGCCCTCGGTATGCAGCCCATCATGGCCGTCGCCGGGCCTGCTACCGCGACGGGCGAGGTGCGCGCCGACAGCAACGAGAAGTCGGAGGCGCAACGCTGGATCGAGGGCCTGGAGTGGGCCGTTTACCAGGCCATCGAGTACGCCGCCGAGATGGTCGGCGTGGCGCTGCCCGAGGACTTTGACTGGACGCTCTACCGCGACTCCAGCCTCATCGCCGGCAAGGCGACCGACGTGCCCGTCATCCAGGCGTTGCTGAACGCTGGCCAGATCCCGCTCGCCGTCGGCCTGCGCGAGCTGGCTGCGCGCGGCGTGCTGTCGACGGTCGACGACCCGGACGCGCTGGCCGCCGAGATGGAGGCGCAGAAGGAGCGCGGGCGCGAGGCCCAGATGACGGCGATGCTGGCGAGCATCCAGCAGGACCGCCAGGCCGCCGCCGGCGACAACGAGGAGGAGGAGGAGGAGGAGAGCGCCGAGGACGAAGACGAGGCCGAGGCGTGAACCTTGACGGCAGGCTGGCCCAGGCCTGCCGGTGCGGCGGGCGCGGGTACATGTACCGCTGCTACGACCGCGTCGCCGACGGCACCTACGTGCACATCGGCTATAGCGCCTCGTGCGAGGTCTGCGGGGCGACGACCGAACGCTTCCGGTCGTTCCGCGAGACGCGCAAGGCGTGGCTTGACCGTGAATGCCCGCACACCTACAGCCCGGTAGACCAATGACCGGAACCAACAAACCCAACCCCTGACCGAGGACTGACAGATGCCCCAAACCGTCCACATCTCGCTCGTCGAGATCGCCCCGCAGTTCGCCAACCCCGGCAGCATCGCCATGGCTCGCTCGCAGGCGCTGGCCTCGGAGAGCAACGCCTCAGTGACCACCTCCAGCATCACCGCGACGACGCAGCCCAACTCGGCGACGATCGGAGGACGTGACATCGAGCGCCTCGCGTGGCGCATCTCGGTGCCGCCGGCTGCGGCCGCCGCGGATCGCATCTACGCCCGCATCGCGCCAACGGCGACGGCGGCGACGACCAGCGACATGCACCTGGCCCACAACCAGGTCCACTTCCTGGCGTGCACGACCGTCGGCGAACGACTCACACTGATCGGCAACGTCACGTGACCGGAACGCCGCCACTGACCGAGGCGCAGCGCCTGCGGGCTGCCCTGCGCGAGCACGCCGGCCAGTGGATCAGCCGCTTCTACCGGCATGAGCTGCTGGTGGCGCGGGCTGTGCGCGGCATCCAGAACGACGCCGCCGAGGAGTTCCGGCGGCTCGTCGTAGGGCCGTTGGTCAAGCGCATCGCCGCCGGCATGGCGACGTTCGACCGGCGCGGCTCGGACGTGATCGTCGACCAGACGCCCGAGCTGCGCCGGCTGATCGCCGAGGCGTCCCAGCTCGTCAAGCAGGGCGTCGAGGAGCTGAAGCGCAGCACCAAGGCCAAGCTGGGCGAGCTGGTGAAGCAGGAGGCCGGCTGGGTGCAGGAGAGCGCCAAAAAGGTCCTGCGCCTGACCAGCGTGCGCCCGATCAGCCTGCAGCGCATCGAGGCCGCCGTCGAGCAGCGCCCGTACCTCGGCGCGACCACCGAGGAGTGGTTCGACAGCCTGGTCGGCGGCGACAACGGCGTCATTGACAACGCCAAGTTCGCCATCCAGACCGGCGTGCAACGCGGGCTGTCGACCGACGAGATCGTGCGAACCGTCCGAGGCACCAAGGCGGGCGGATACGCCGACGGCCTCATCAGCGGGACCAACGTCGACCAGGTGCGCGCCCTAGTGCGTACGGCGGCGAGTCACGCCAGCGCGACGACCAGGCAGCAGACGTTTGAGCAGCTCGGCGTCGAGGAGTGGCAGTTCATCGCCACCTTGGATAGCCGCACGTCGATCCAGTGCGCAGCGAACGACGGCAAGGTGTTCAAGATGGGGACCGGCCCGGTGCCTCCCCTGCACCCGAACTGCAGGTCGACCATCGTGCCCTGGACCGGCAACGTCATAGGCAACCGCGCCAGCGTCAACGGACCGGTGCCGGCGGAAACGACGTTTCCCGACTGGCTGGAAGGCCAGCCGCGCAGCGTCCAGGACGAGATGCTCGGCCCGAGCCGAGCGGCGGCGTGGCGCGCCGGCGACCTGACCTTCGACCAGATGGTCGGGCGCGACCTGCTGCCGCTGTCCATCGACGAGCTGCGCAAGCGTGACCTGATCCCCGACCCCGAGGACGAGTGACCCGCGACCCCGACCTCACGCAGGCGATCCTGGCACGCGCCGGCGACCTCGTGCACCACATGACCCGCAAGGGATACCAGATCGCCGTCGCCAGCGGGCCGGCGCCCAACGGCGTCGAGTGCGCGGTGATCATTTGCACCGGCGACCGGGCCGAGATGCTGGCCGAGCTGGGGCGCAGGCTGGCGAAGATGATCGACGACGAGCGCAAGCAGATGCGCGACGACGCGGCCAAGAACTGACCCTAGGCGCGCTCCCTGGGTGGCGATATACCCCGAAGGCACTATGCCCTTTCGCCTCGTAGCCGACAGCCTGAGCGACCTTCCCGAGGGTCTGCGCGACGTTGCCAAGCAAGAAGGCAGCGTCTTCGTCGTGGCCGGGCTGAAGGACGGGTGGGCGATCGAGGACGTGAAGGGCCTCAAGTCGGCTCTCGTCGAAGCGCGCAGCGAGCGCGACGCGGCCAAGGCCGCCGCCAAGGCGTTCGACGGATTGGACCCTGCCGCCGCAGCCGAGGCGCGTGAGGCGCTGGAGAAGCTGAAGGCCGGCCAACTGAAGGGCAGCAAGGAGATCGACGAGTGGAAGGCCGCCGTCGAGAAGAAGGTGGCAGACGAGCGCGCGAAGCTGGAAGGCAAGCTGACCGCGCGCACTGCTGCATTGCGTGAGCGCATGATCCAGGGCGAACTTGCTCCAGTCGTCGCCAAGCTCGGCGGCGCGGAGGCGATGGACGCGATCATGACGCTGGCCAAGCAGCACATCCGCATCGACGAAGACGATGCGGGAAACCTCAAGCATTCCATCGTCGACGCGAGCGGGAAGCCGCGTCTGGCGAAGAAGTCGGGTTCCAGTGACCCGATGGGATTTGAAGAGCTGATTGCCGAGATGCGGGACGCATCCTCGACGCGCGGCCTCTTCAAAGCTCCAGCCGCCGGTGGATCCGGTGGCGGCTCGCAGACTGGCGGTGCCGGTCGCGCAGCAAACCCCGGGCAGCAACTACTGCCCACAAGGGAACTGCTGAACCGTGGAAACTCCACTGCGTAGCGTCCGGGCTAGGCTGTCT